GTTCTCGTCCATAAAGTTCAGGATCTCTTCACCACGTTCTGGCGTGAACTCATAGTCATTGAACAGTTGTCCTTGACGGAAGATCTGCTTGATACGCAAGAACTTGTCACGCATGGTGTTGAGTGTAAGGTCCAAGAAATGGCAACGACTCTGTAGGGCCTCCAAATGGTCTTTCATCTTCTTGCTCTGCAGGTTGTCAAACTTCAAGTTGGTGATGAAAATACAGCCACCTTTGAAGTCAAACGCATCAGGCACACCTTCACGACGCAACATGGCTGAGTCCGAGTTCCAGTAGATTCTACGCTTCTTGCCCGAGTCCAAGGCCGCCTTGAGGATGTTCAAGCTCAAGTCATCTTGGAACACTGAGTCACAGTCGTCGAATACCAGCACATTGGCAGGGTCTGAATGTCGGTATAGTGTGCAATACAGGCCGATGGGAGTCATGGCACCTTTGATGATTTCATACTTGATCTTTTTACCTGTGATGCGTTCAAACAGGCCTGACTTTTCCAACTCATACTCAACACCATAGCTCTTGCCCACGCCAGGAGGGCCCACAACAATCATGGCTCGTACATCACCTGCGATGGTGGCACGGGTCATTTCTTGTAGGATTTCAAATCTCTGTCCAATACGATCCATGACTTCATCATCGGTCTCCACTGGAGCAGATACTGCCACCGGACGATCTGTTGCCACGCCGTCGGTCACAAACTCTACATCTTCAATTGAATCTACTTTGATACGAACCACATCTGGCACGTCTGGGCCAAAATAGCCATCTGCCTGAACTGTCACATAGCCTCCCTTGGCACCAGTTTGAAAACCCTTGACTAAGTTAAAGATCATGCCGTTTACGGGTTGATTGCGATACGATCCGTTTTTAACAAGAATAGTTGACATACTTCTAGCTCCTTCTTTGATTGTTTTAATAATACTATTATAGCAAATTGGTTATTTCTTGTCAACCATGCGTTTCAGCGTGTCTTCATAGCGGATTTGAGCCAGGAAAACATTGTAGATACAGATGACACAGGCTGTAATGCCCAAAAAGATCACAATGGTCGGAACCATATCAGCCGTAACGACCGTGCTTAAAAATTGGAAAAATGCGGTAACTGCTACAACAATGGCCATCATACCTGCGGTCATTGCTACTGCTCTTAAATGTTGATTCATAAGTTGCCTTTCTCAAAAAGTGTTGTGTAAAAACTACATTATGCTACTATTATAGCAAATGGGCCATTTCAGGTCAAGCCATAAAAAAACCCTACATGCAGTAGGGTTTTGTTGTTATACAGATTATTATACAGCAGCCGGTTGTAGTCCAGGATCAAATTCAAAATTGCACTCAAAAACTTGGAAGGTGTACACGTTCCAGGTCCAATCGCCGGCCAATCCAGGAGGACGATGATCAATAATAGTCTGAGGAATTCCGTCGATGTACACATTGAGACGACTGTCACTGGGCCAAAATGCGGCAGAGAATACATCGGGATCGCCCACTTGGAGTTGAATATTGTGTGCCGATAAAATTTCCTCGAGTTGTTCAGGAGTCGATTCTGGATTTAGCAAGACTGCTATTTCTTCGGGAGTCATTGGTGGGTTTGCCAGTTCTTCCGCTATGGCCACACGTTCTGACATGGGTGTAGAGGGGTTTGTGACTATGGCATATTGTTCCGGAGTATAAACAGGATTGGGCATGGGTACCATGTAGTTTGTTTCGGCTTCACCGAAGACCAAATTTCCAGCATTCACTGTGATAGACAATGGCAATGGGCCTTGATCTGTCACAGCAATGTCTGTGATTTCAAACAGCAATTGGCTGTCTTGCAACCCGTCGGGAGGGGCTGAAAGGGGCTGATTAGGTATTGTGGGTATGTCGCCCAAAAACACAGTTTTACCGTTTAGTAAAACAGTAATTTTAGCAGTTTCTTGTCCCCAACCTATGCCATAAAATTTGAATGTGCGTGATGTCATTGATGATTCTCCGTACTATATTTATCATCGCCAATGTTGAACTACAACAGGATCTTTGATTTCAGCAGGCTTGGGTTTTCCATGAAAAATCAGCAGACTGGTGTTGTCTTGTATTTGTGTTCCTGCGCCCGGATTTTGATAGCAACGATGAGCAAAATTGTAGCCCCCATCCAAGGCCTGCCAACGCCAGCTTTTTACCCGCTCTGTGTCTAAGAATCTGCGTTGCTGTTGCGTGATAACTTCGGTGATATAGTCCTGATCACCGTGATTTCTACGCATGACAAAATTTATATCACCTGCAACAAAATCTCTGTACACATGAGCAAAGCGTATAGTATTAAACCACATCACACTGGTGTTTACGCTGTAGCTGGTGGGCCGCCAGAGATATTTGAAATCGCGTATGGCCCAAAAATACTGTAGATTCTGTTGCCAGATCCAGTCAATGTTTTGAGTGATCACAGTGTCCAGATCAAAATACAACAAAGGCCCTCGATGATGTTCAGTGTTGAAGAGTTGCAATTTGTACCACCAGGATTTTTTGGGCCCACCTATGCTCCATTCTGGCAAGGCATGTTTGATCATGGGATCCGGCACATTGCGATTGGCTTCGGTGTAGACATGCAGGCGCACACCGGGAGTGATGTGGCGTACCAACATGCTGTGCAAGCGTTCCACATAGTTCCAACTGTAGTGTTGCCCGTGGATGACACAGGCACAGTCTATGGGCCCAGCTGGCACAGTAAATTCTATATCAGGCAAAGACGATGTAACCATGTGCCTTGTTCCAGTTCTTGTAAAGTATATTCAGTATGACAAATTTCTACCAGCCATTGGTCTCGATCTATTGTGTAAGGCTGTTCTATATCTTGTATTTGTGTGCCGACTGGATGGGCCAGGCTGGATTTGTCCACTATAGGACGAGTTCCAGCCAATGCAGCCTGCGTACCGGGACCAGAGTTATGATTGATTATGGCATGGCAATCAAAGGCCAGGTTGTAGCTGTCATAGGTGTTGTCTATTTTGACCGGTTGTTCAATGACCACATCCTTGGGCAAGTGCACCAGTCCGGCCCAATTCAATGTACTTCTAGGATGCGGTCTGACCACGATAGGCCGATCGGTGACTGTGCGTAGTCGTTCTACTTGTTGGACGACCCAGCCCTCCATGCTCACAAGTCCTACCACCTGCAGACTGCGGGCATGTTGTGCGGCGATCACGATCCGGGGATTGCGTGTTAAGTTGAGAGCCAGGCTTATGCCCAAGCGTCTGGGACGATTCCAATCCAAGTTTTCTGTGTGTCCATAATACCCGTCGGCTGTTATGGAATTGAGAGCTACCTTCCAGGTTTCACCGCGATACAGAGCACCTATGTCTACCACTATGACCGGCTTGTTTTGTCCACGATAGTGTGACCATACAGCTTGATTGGCAGCCATGCGTCCTGACCATAACACACTCCAAATAATGACCGCATCGGCATCCCAACTGTTTTCTTGAATTTGTAATCCAGCACGTTTTACAGCCAACAGCAGAGCCTGCATGACTGGCTTGCTGTTTTGAGCACACTGCAAAGGAAAGAAGGCCACTGATTTGATCACTAAATATCCATTATGAAATATACAGTAATTACCTCTTTTCACGAGGAGGGTCTAAAACAATATGGTCAGCGCATGATCCGTACATTTGAACAGCACTGGCCCACCGAAGTTGACCTAATAGTGTGTGCTGAAAACTGTCGGCCCGAAGTCACCAGAAGCAACAGTCGTGTGTACGATCTCATGCAGGTCAGCAACAACTGTAGGGCTTTTGTGGAACGACACAGAAACAATCCTCTGGCGCACGGACAAGCCGGGCCGCCGGAAGTTTGGAATCCCAAAAAAGCCTTTAGATGGAATGCTGTAAGATTTGCCTACAAGGTGTTCAGTGTGGCCTTGTGTGCCGATAATCTCAGCTCAGGCTGGATGATTTGGTTGGATGCCGACACTCATACTCACAGTTCTGTGCCGGTGGACTGGCTGAGCAAGGTATGTCCAGAATCAGCCATGATCAGTTATCTGGGTCGCGGCGAAAAATATCATTCGGAATGCGGATGGGTGGCATACAATTTGGACCACCCAGAAACCCGTAATTTCATCAGAGATTTTGTTGGCATGTACAACACCGATCGTATCTTTGAACAACGCGAATGGCACGACAGCTATATCTGGGATGTTGTACGCAAACAATATCACCCAGCCAATAATTTTTTCAATCTCAACCCTAGCTGGAACGACAAAGGCCTGGCTGGACATCCGTTTATCAACAGTGAACTAGGGCTTTACATGGATCATGTCAAAGGCGACAGAAAAACCTATGGTCACAGCAAGCCCAAAGAAGTGGTCAGTCATCCTGATCATCCTTATTGGCAACGAGTCAAACAGCAGGGCAAGACCAATTTTAACTTGGACAACAACTAACATGTATCAAACTCACGGCTGGTGGTTTCCAGATCAAGACACGCATTTTGCTGGCATGCTGGCAAAGAATATCAAAAAGGGCGGAGGTGCCACTTATCAAGAGCAGGCACGACAGCGCAGCATCGCACTCACACCCAACAAAGGCATTGCCGTAGACATTGGCGCCAATGTAGGTCTATGGAGTCGAGACCTAGCACAATACTTTGCTCAAGTAATTGCGTTTGAGCCTGTGGCCGATTTTAGAGACTGCCTGCGACTCAATGTTCCCGGTGCCAATTTAGAAATACGTGAGTGCGCACTGGGTCGAGAAGACACCATGATTGATATGACCATAACTCTAGAAAATACTGGACACAGTCATGTCAACCCTGCTACCAAGGGTCTTGGAACTATTCCCATGTACCGGCTGGATCATTTGAATCTGCCCAAGTTTGATTATTGTAAGATTGACTGCGAAGGATATGAATATGAGATCCTGCTGGGTGCGGAACAAACTATAAGAGCTTCGTGCCCTATCATGGTTGTTGAACAAAAATTACACAAGGACACAGGCATTACCAAAAATACTCAATACGACGCAGTGGACCTGTTGAAAAGTTGGGGTGCTCGAGAACTTGATCGAGTACGCAATGACATAATTTTAGGATGGTAGTCATGCATGGTATCTTGAATTACGAAGAACTGGTGGAGCCTTTGGCCGATCAAATCTTGATAAGACATTTGAAAAAAACAATGCATGTACAGTGGACCGCCACTGAATCCTATTTGAAAACCTGTCAAGATAATTTTGAAAGTACAAAATTATTAAACATTGATTTTGGTCAAGTACAACAGTGTCTGAACAAAGATCTGCGTGCCTGGCGAGAGTCAGTGATGACTGTGTACAAAAAACACTACAGAAAACTCATCAATTGGCTGGCAACTAATCTAGACAAGTCAAGTCTAGATCGAAACTATTTGATTCACCTGTGTGCTTCCAATGAACAACCTACCTTTGTCAAAACCATAAGCAGACAACTCAACAAAGGCGAACCCACGTGGGCCTTGCGAGGAGAGCCAGTCGATACTGATCAACCAGTGGTGTTGCGTAATATATTAGGCAACGAATCGCTGATCCAGGATCGGTTAAAACACAGCAAACCCATGTGGTTTATCGATTCTGGGTACACAAATTTTCTCACCGGCAAAAAAACCTGGCACAGACTGGTCAAAAATCACATGCATCACAATGTGGTGGGAATTAAATTTCCTGCCGACAGACTGGGCATGTTTCCTGAATTTCCTCGTCCTTGGCGCAAAAACGGCAAAAAAATTCTAGTGGTGGAAAGTAGCCGACAGCACTATCAACTGATGGGCACAACTTTGCTAAGATGGAAAGACACTATTTCCAAAGAGCTCAAAAAACACACAGACCGCCCTGTTGAATTCAAAAGCAAATCTGATTCAAGAAAAAATCGTGACACGGTGTATGAACAATTGAAAGACAATCCAGATGATTATTACTGTGTGATCAGTGACAGCAGTGCTGCGGCTGTGGAAGCTGTGTGGATGGGTGTACCTGTTATCACCCTTGGACAACACATATCCATGCCTGTGGCCAGAACCAAAATTGAAGACATCAATGATCTGTATCGCGGCCCCATTGGTGATTGGTTGTGTGCTGTGAGCTATTGTCAATTCACAGTGAATGAAATGCTTGACGGAACCGCTGCAAAAATCACAAAGAAATTTTATCATGTATGATGTTGTAGTATATCTCAGTAGCCTACCCAGGATTGCAGATCGCAATCGCAAAGTTGAGGTGTTACGAGCTTTTGCCGAAGGCGCACAGGCACAAGGTGCCAGTGTATTGATACAAACACAACCACAAGTAGTGGATTGCCGGCTGGCTGTAATTCTAGGCTGGGTTGGCACTAAAATTCGTGGCCCCCACATACAGCTCAGACGTGATGTGATTGATCATCAACTACGTACTGGACAACATGTCATGCCCATCGACGCCAGTTGTTTTAAATTTGTAGATACCAACAGTTATTTTTTGCGTTACAGTCTTGATGGAGTATTTTATAACACCAACAACTATGCCAATACCAACAGTGACAATTGTAAATGGCAACAGATCCAAAGCAAACTCAATCTTGATTTAAAACCCTGGCGAGACAATGGAGACTATGTGTTGGTATGTTTGCAACGTGATGGTGGATGGTCAATGAAAGGTACTGACATGGTTGATTGGACCCGTCGGACCGTGCAACGTCTACGGTCAATTACCAACAGGCCAATTTTGATTCGGTCGCACCCTAAACACAAAATAAATTTGTCTGAATTGACGAGCCTGCCGGGAGTAAGCGAAAGTGCCAACAGTAGCATATTACAACAAGATCTTGCCAATGCCTGGGCCGCAGTATTCTGCAATAGTTCCAGTAGTGTAGCAGCTGTGTTGGCCGGCATACCTGTATTTGCTGACGATGATGATTGTGTGGCATGGGCAGTGGCCAACCATGATCTAGATCAGATTAACGATCCGCTCATGCCAGATCGAACTCAGTGGCTCTATGATCTCAGTGCCGCACACTGGTCTGATGACGAAGCACGCAATGGCATAATTTACCAACATTTTTTGCCCTACATCAATTAAACAGTTTCGTTTAATATCTTCCAGGCAGTGCCATCGGTCATTTCTGTAAAGGTAAATTGGCTGTAACTGAGATGTCGTAGCCAGCGGTCACGTTCTGCATTGTCTGGAAAATAAAGATTTTCCACGTCACTGAGCTGAAGATTAGACACTCCTGCGGCCGCATTGGGTCCCAACACTATAGCTGGTTTGCCCAACATCACGGCTTCCACTGCAGCCACACTGTTGTAGGTCACCAGACAATGCACATCATCGGCCAGAGCTTCATACATGGTATTCTCTGCCATCCTTTCACTTCTTGGACGTTTGAGGCGTATTTCAATGGGCCGATCTGTCAACTGCTTGAGTTGTTCAACCACATCAGCTACCCAAACTTCTGGATCCATGTTCCACAAGCTCAGACTTTTGATACTGGGAGGTGCAACCAAAATTTTACGTCCGGTACTGAACGGCAAGGTGTAAAACTGACATCTGTCAAGACGATCTCTGGGTCTATCTTGTATGGGTCTAATGTCATGCACATGATTTTTTACGATCCTAAAGTAGGTCTTGGTTTGACCATTGCCCAAATATCCATTGTCTATGTAATAAAAATCGCGACCTTTGTTCCAGCAATCGTTGACACCAGCGGTGAATTTCATGCCCCGGATCAACCATGGATTGGTAGCAGGATATTGCAGGGCCTCGTGGTAGCTGGCCAGATGACTGTTTTTACCAGCTTGTTGTGCACCTTGTAGGAATCTGTCAACAAATGCAGCTTGTCTAGACTTGACCGGTTGGTCATGCAGTTTACGATTGATGCAAAGGAGATCAGTTGGTCCTATCTCTGGACGCAGTGGAAATTCAATATTCATTTGATTTGTTGTTGGCAGTATTCAGTGAGTATGCGTTCTCTATGCCACTCTTCGCCTTGAGGCGTATCTGCAAACTCAGTGAAACAAGGTGTGCCCAAGGTGTAATGTAAAAGTTTTGCATCTGGGTTGGCACCAAATTCATCTGGCAACCAGTTCCATTCTATAGGTAGCTCCCCAATACGTGCATCATCCAGCCACGAAAATCTGTGTAGGTAACTGCCAGGTTGGCTTTGCACAAAGTCCGGTGTGAGTTTTCTGTTGGGCCAGCTGGAGCAGTTCCACAAGATCACGCTTGACCAATTCTTTCTAGGATAGTCTTCGTTTTTGGCACCCATGTATTTTTCAGTCATGCGGGTTCGGTAATCATGTTTGACCACCATGACGTCAGCGTGGCTTTCCAGACGCAGATTCCAAAGTTTAACAATGTCATCTCGAACAATCATGTCACCATCAATGAATATGGCCCAGCCTGTGTAGCTCATTAAATGTGGCACAAGAAATCTAGTGTACACAAAATGATTGCTGTTGTCGCCGTGTGTTTCTTCGTAGTCCTGGAACAAGTTCAAGGCCACGGGCATGATGGCCACTGGTTGACTGGCATGACGGATGATACTGTTCACACAGGTATGGAACGCTATGGCTTCTCTGGGATCATAACCAATGAATACTGGAATCGGCGTCATTGCTGTCTTTCTATGTCGTCTTCTACACAATTGACGCCGTATTGTATTTCCACCACTCGCAGTGGCTGATCGGTTTCATTGCACAGTTGATGCCATTCGTAACGATTGATATGTATGTGTTGATGTGCAACAAACTCGCCCAATAATTCCTGGTCGCTTTTGCGATTGATAGTGTAAACTGTGGCTGTTCCTTCGACCACGAACCAGTGTTCAGCACGATTAGCATGACGTTGCATGCTGAGATGTTGTCCAGGATCCACTGTGAGTTCTTTGACTTTGACCTCGATGCCGGCTTCGTGCAACACGCGGTAATATCCCCAGGTACGTTCGGTCTTGGGTGCTTTCCACTCTTCAAGGATCCACGAGCTGGAGTTGGCTTTGTCGGAACCACCTACTCCAAACACAAACTCTACTCCGGGCACGGTCATTTCCGGAATGTTTTCTTGAGTGCGATCGCCGCCGTTGGCAAATATGATTTTTGATTCTGGGTAATGTGCGCGGACTTGTTCGAGCAAATGACGAGCGGTGCCATCTTCGTCGTCAAAAGTATATACTTCATCCACACTGCTCAAATTATTCAATACGCACAAGCGTTCTTGCCAGGGCATGAATGCACGACCTTTTTTACGGGCCAACCACTCATCGCTGTTGATGCCCACAATTAGCATGTCTCCTAGCAAACGAGCTTCTTTGATTAACTTTATGTGTCCAGAATGTACAGGATCAAATCCACCACTTACTACCACAATATTTTTCATGCAGATATTTATCTGCTCATATTATGATGTATTATTTGATATTGTTCTACTAATTCTGCGGGCACAGCAGTTTCAAATTCTACACGATTAAATTGGCTCCAGCAAATGTGTTCCCACCAGGCCTTACGATCGGGTTGCAACGGGGCGGCCAAGTTTTCTATGCCGCCTACCAACAAGGTACTCATGCTGGCATCCATAGTAAATCCAGGCACACCCAACAGGCATGCTTCCACAGTGGCCATGGTACGTTCCCCTATGACCGCGTGTGCGTTTTGTAATTGTTCAACATAACTGTCAAATCGCCCTGGTTTGGCACCTCCACGTTTTTTACGCCAGTGTATGGAACCGGACCAATAAGGTTGTATGGCCAGAGTCAGGCGATCTCTAAACTGTTGTAAATTTTCTCCGGTGCGTTGTAGTAGGATTTCCTCCACAGGCTGTATGCCAATCACATATTCACCTGCGGTGTTGCGCCAAGGCTGATGTACCGGAACTGGAAACAAGTCAGCACGACTGTAAGGCACTGGTCGCATGTGCATGTTGTGGTGTCCACAATAGGTCACTCGGCGTGTTTCTCTCCTGGGTGTGTCGGGTCCCCAGTATCCGTATTCAATTTCAATCCAGGATCTGCCTTCGGCTATGTATTCTCGCAAGGGTGACCACCAAGGTGCAAAATGATTGGCTATCAATATATAGGAATCCGGCACATCGGCCACACGATCAAAATACTCCAGGCCACGCAGTTGCCACGGTTTCAATGCCCAACTGGGACCTTCCCCGGGCATGTCTCGGGCAAAGGCATATTTCATGTCAGTGCCACTCAACCAAGTGGATGTTGTGTGACTGGATCACGCCGCGTAAAATTGTTTCTTGTCGCATGAGTTCAGCATCATTGATCATGTTTGCGTGCCATTCCACATACAAGTGATCGACCCAAGATAACACACCAGTTTTGTGCATTTGATTCAGGACCTGATATTCGGCTCCTTCGATGTCCAACTTGCACACTATAAAATCTTCTGGTGCACAGTTGGTTTGGATCCAACCAGCAAAGTCTATACACGGCACCGTGCATTGTTCCTGGAATGTACCAATGTGCGGACCTGCTTGCCACCTATCAAGATCCAAAATACTGGTGCCTTGCCCTATGGGTGCTAGACCTTTTTGATACTTGGATTCGGCTGTTTCGATGTTGACTGTGATCATGCCGTAGTGATCGGAAAGAGCTTGATTGTAACTGTGAATGTTGCTGGCCGTAGTTTTTTCTCGATATTTGGACCAGGTATAAGGATTGGCTTCCCAGGTATGCACCAGCCAGGTGTCATCCACTTGGTGTTGCCGCATGATCTGTCGGAGCCCTTGGCCCAGATGTGTACCGCCGTCTAATAAAAATTTACGCATGATACGTGGCACTCAACTGTTGAAAACTGTGTTTGTACTTGCGATCACCCTTGCCGGTCCATACGTAACTGTCTGCGGTCATTTTAAAATCGCTGTAGCGACGATCTTGTTCAGCAAATATGCCTTGATCCAGCAGGCGATCCATTTCAATTTGATCTTGATACCAGGCCAGCTCGGGCAAAGATAACAAGGCTTGTTTAAGTTTGTGTCTGGCAGGATCGGCAGAAAAACCCACAGCACTGCCTAGACTACGTTGCTCACGTTTCTTGGCAGTGGTCACCCAACTGTGAGTCATATCTAAATCAAACTGTGTTTCGGGCAATTCACGTGCAAACACACTGTCAGCATCTACACTGATCACCGGTGTTGAATCTTCGTAGAGTTCTGGTAATCTCACAAATCTCATGTTGACCCAGTAGCCGCGACGGCTTTCATCGGTTGTGTATTCTGGAGGAGTTGGCTCCGCGGTAACAGAACAGCCTTGTGTGTGAGCCCAGAGTTGGTCTTCTTGTGTGCCATCAAAAATGTGCAAGTGCGTGTGAGCCCATGGTGCATGCTTTCTGGCACTGAGCACAAAGGTCTTGGCCAGGGTTTCAAAATACCTATGATCGCAGGCCAAATAAAACCCTTTACGATTAACCTTGGTCATGCAACACTCCAGTGTTGGCAAACACTTCAGCAAATCTACTGAAACTGCTTTTGACTGTGAACTGTATGTTAGTTTGGCTCAAGATCAGCATGTCCACAAAAGCTTCGATCACGCTTTGTCGTGGACGATTGATATTGTAGTTGTATCTACGTCCGTCGGCATCCACAGTTTCTGCACGCCAATCACCGTCAATCAACTTGCTGACATAACTGGTCTTGGGCCAATAACACACATTGGGCAAAGTTGCAAATCGTTGTTCAGTGGCTTGATCGTCACTACAAACAAAATATCGTTGGCCCGGTGTGGCTTGTACCCGTTTGAATAATTTTCCTTCGTCCAGTTTGTAGTTTTCAGTTTTTCTAAGATGCAGTCCCGTAACTGACTTGTTGATCTGATTGTGTTTGCAGAATTCTTGTACCTGTTGCTTGATTGAATCTGCAGGCCGTAGTTGATTGGCCATGTTCCAGACCAATTGCGTGTCCATGTAAGGTGCTATCTTGTTGTGGTAATACACTATGGAGTTGGGTATCTGTGTCAGACGATCCAGTGAGTCACCCGACTGTGGCAATATCAAACCTAGATCTGCACCAGTTTGATTTTCATGCACAACAAAGGCCTGATCAGTGCCGGCCACAAAGATGTCATTGATAGATGGACTGACAATTTGAAATTCTTGATTGGCAAACAGGTCTTGAAAATAACTACCGCACCAGTTGTTGGCTGGCCAACACACTGTGATGTCGCGGGTGCCCACATGATTGGCCACATACAAACCTCCAACCAGGCTACCCAATCTGTTGCCCAGGCCTCCGTCGCAGAATATTGTAACTTGTCTGCTCATGGCCGACTCAAATGTAAGCTACGAGTATGTTGCCTGGAAGATGTGCATCCAAGAATTCAAATTTGTAGTCAGGGTTGATTTGCGAAATACGTTGTTTGACCTGTTCCAAGGGTATGTTGTCATGTGCCTTGTTGTCAAAACAGGCCACGTCATCGATCATTATGATATGAGTTTTGATTGGGTGACGATCAATGGCATCTAGTTCTTCAAAGATAGGACAGTTCTTGGCCAGCTTGTCTCCGTAGTTGCCGCTGATATGTGCATCCAACCAAAAAGTCGCCGGTGCCTGAAGTTGGTCGATTAGAGCAGGCAATAACACAGCACTGTCGCCATGATAACAGACCACTCGTCCAGTCATGATCTCAGGCATGAAACGTTTGCAAGCATCTTGCCAAAGATTCTGGTGAATTTCAATTGTGTGACAAAACTTGAATCCAGCATCTAACGCTGTTTTGGTTCCGTTGCCTAGATGTGTGCCTGTTTCTATAAAATAGTCGTTACGGAATCTAGTAAAATGTTGCAAAAGGTTGTCATAGTAAGTCTTGACATAGCCTTCAAAATTTTCTGTCCGTAACCAAGGGTTGGGGGTGTTGAGCCATTTTTTCTTCATGGCGTATTTATAGCTGTATGTCTTCCATGCCTGCAGTTCGCAATCGAACTATGTGTCCGCTCATCCAGGACTTTGAATCCAGCCCCTTCATGATACCCAACCAGCGATTGCGTAGCAAAGCTACTTCATTGATAATGGTTTCAAAGTCAATAACTTCATCTTCACCATCCACGTACTTTTCAGCATCTCTGCTGGTCAGCGCACGAGCATATCCTTCTAGATATTTTTGAAAATGT